CCGCAGCTCGTCGCCGATGGCGAACGGCAACGTCAAGAACTGGAGCATCAATGTCCCGGCTGGCGTGCAGGCTGGCGACTTTCTGGAACTGTTCGTCTACGTGAGTTCGAGCGTTACGCCGACCATCACGCCGCCGTCCGGCTTCTCGCTGATAGAGGGCCTTACGGATTTCGTCGCCAATTCGCGGTTCGCGCGCTTCGGAAAGGTCGCGGTCGGAAGCTACAGCGCCGGCGCGAAGTTCAACGGCACGTTCTCGGTCTACAACTACGGATCGGTCGGCGCGTGCGTTGCGATCATCGGATCGAACAATGCCGAGAACGTCGCCGCGCACACGTCGCATGCCACCATGTCGGGTTCTCCAATCACCGCGACGGCGCCGAGCGTGACGCCAAGCGTTGCTGCGTGCCTTGAACTTGTCACCGTCGTCATTCAGGAGAATGGCGACTACAACGAATCCGACCCGTTCACGATGAACAACGGCCTCACGAAAGTTGTCGTCGCCTCGCGCTCAGATCGGGCGATGGTCGTCGGCTCGAAGACACTCGTTTCGGCTGTAGCAACCGGTGACCTCACGACCACGATCACGATGGCATTCGGCTATCGGCAGGCCGCGTGGCTCGCGCTCAATGCCTGTATTGGTCCCGCTTAGGAATCCGAATGAAACCCCTTGTCTCCGCCATCAATGACGCGCTCGCCGGCCGCGCGCCCCTCGTCATCGCCGACACGATCCGCGTCGGCACGTCGCCCGGCGCGCTCGCCAGCATCGATGCCGTGCCGTGGGAAACGCTCAACAACACGCGCGTCGAGATCGAGTACAGCGCCACGCCGTATCGCAGCAAGATCGCGATCAACGGCAACCAGATCGAAGTCGTCGGCTTGCCCGGCCCGAACGGCGAGAAGCCGGTCATCGACGCGGCCAACGCGACGACGCGCGCAACGATGGACTTCGGCCGAGCCAGCGCGCGGGCGATCAACGAAGCGCGCGGCGGCGTCGTCATCGTGACGCGCGGCAGCGAGTCCGGCATCAACCAGCCGACCGGCATTCGCATCGCGGGCCTCGCGCTCGCGAACTCGCATCCGTCGAAGACGTTCACCGACTCGCTCGGCGCGACGCAGAGCTACGGCTCATTCGGCGGCGCAATCTGGATCGACGCCGGGCACGACATCCGCATCGAAGACTGTGACATTTCGGACAGCGCGCAAGCGATCTTTAGCCGCTCGCTCGATGGCGCGGACGCGACGATCTCACGCGACCTGCTCGTGCGCGGCTGCACGTTCGATCGCAACGGCCTCGCGAACAACGAGACGATTCATACGCTCTATGTGCAGAGCATCGGGCTCACGATCGAGGGCTGTCACTTCCGCTCGATGGCGGCCGGCGCGACCGGCAACGCGATCAAGTCGCGCTCGGTGGGCGAAGTCATCCGCTACAACTTCATCGAGTGCGGCACCTACGCTTTCGATCTCGTCGAGGCCGAGGATTACCCGAATGCCGCGATGGCCGACCCCGCCTATCGCGTGTCGCACGTCTACGGCAACATCATCGACAAGCCGGGCGTGCTCGCTGTTCACTATGGCGGCGATCACGTCGGTAGCGAGGCGAGCTATCGCAAGGGCACGCTGCATTTCTGGAACAACACCGTGCGCATGCGCGGCGCTCGCAATGCCGGCGGCACGCTGACCGAGGGCGTCGTCTACGTCTTCAAGATTTCGACGCAGGACGAGACGGTGCAGGCGTGGAACAACGTCATCACGTTCGCGCCGGACATCCAGTTCAAGGCGCTGCGGACGGGGCAGGACGTGGCGGCCGGCTACACGTCGGGCGGAACGCTCAACCTCGGCGTCAACTGGATGCTCGCGGGATGGGTGGATACCGACCCGTATCACCCGCTCGGCGGGCAGCTCAACGGCGCGGCGAACGTCATCACGGGCACGTCTGATCCGTTAGATGCGGCCTACAAGCCGCTGGCGGGCTCTGCGCTGATCGGCACCGCGACCGCTGGACTCGCTGACTATCCGGTCGATTCGCAGCTCGATGTCGCGACGATGACGATCGTTGCGCGAGCCTCGGCGTCCGATCTCGGCGGCGAGGGCAGCGGGTCGAGCGCACCGCCGGCCAACGTCGCGCCCGTTGCGGATTTCACGTTCACGACGGATGGACTCACGGCAGTCTTCACCGACGCATCTACCGACAGCGACGGAACGATCGTCTCTCGCGCGTGGGACTTCGGCGATGGCTCCACGTCAATCATCCCGAGCCCGAATCACGCCTACGCTACGCCGGGCACGTATAGCGTCACGCTGACCGTGACCGACAATGGCGGGCTGACCTCGACGACGACGAAGCCGGTCACCGTTGCGGTCGTTGTCGATCCTCCGCCGCCTTCGGCAACTGTGAAAGTAGAGATTACGCGCGTTGGGCGGTGGGTCGTTGACGGCGGCACCGCGCACAACGAAGAAAAGGATGCGCTGGAAGAGGCGAGCAACCTAGCGTTGATTCATCCCGGAACGGTAGTCGCGATCCAACCTCCCGCTTATACCGTAGCCGCGATTACGGCCTGAACCGCTGACATGGTGAATCGCTGGATCGAAGAAGAATGGTCAGGTCCGGACGGGGCGCATGCGCTCTTGCTCGATGCTGGGCTTGCCGATCTTTGCATGTTCCGGCCCCAAGGTATCGCCGCGATCGAAGGCTGTCAGGCCTATGTCGATTTTGGCGTCATGAATGCTGCACAGCTTGGTGTCGAGATTACCAAGGACCAGTGCATCGTTCAGTTCCTGAAGAAGACTTCGAACGGCACAGCGATTCCCAAGGCTCCGACGAACGGAGATGAGCTTGTCTTCGAAGACCTCACGCTAGTTGTCGTTTCGCGCACCGACAACAAGGACGATTACTGGAATCTCGTATGCCGGACCTGAGGCCCATGGCCGTCATGTCGAAGATTCTGTGCGCGCTGCGGGATCGACTGCTGACGATCGACGGACAGGGTGAGATGGTCAATGACGTACAGGGTCGCGTTTTCCTGCGTCGCCCGACGTTTGATTCTGACCATGAGCGCGCGCCATCCGTCTTCCTTCGCGTCCGCTCGATCACGCGGAATCAACAACCGTCTGAAGGCTTCTTCGATACCACTGTCACGTTCGATGTCATCGGGATCGTCAAGGCGGACGAAGACGAGACTTTGGCCGGTTTGGAATTCAAGGCCGACCTATATCGCGCATTGGAGATCGAGGATGATGAATTTCTCCGCGACGACGAGTGCGAAGCCAATCTCCTGAATCAGGAGCTAGCCATCGTGGATGCGCAGCTCGAAGATCTGCAAGCCGCCAGCAATTTCGATCTTGTCGGCGTCGGCGTGCAGTGCACGTTCCCACAAAAGTACGGAGCACCGAACCATGTCCAGCGATAAGCCCGCAAAGGCGGGAGTGAAGAAGTACCGCGTTCTAACCGACACGCATACGCACAACGGCGAGCCCTTGAAGAAGGGTGATGTCATCGAGCTTCGTCCATCCACCGCCGCGCGCTTCAAGGATGTCTTCGCGCCAGCCGAATCGAAGTAACCACAACCCTATCGTTCCATCCCACCAAGCCGCCGCAAGGCGGCTTTTTTGTTGCCTCCGCTAAGGAACCGAAGTCATGCCTTTCATCCTCCCCAGCACGCATCAGAACTCGCTGAAGATCCTGCGCGGAAGTGCGACTTTCGCGCCGTTCGCCTCCGATGGCGGCAAGCAGGCCGCTGTCATCCTTTCTCCCTCGTCCGACTTCTCGTACAGCGAGTCTTCGGAACAGGCGCAGTACATCTCGGCTGAATCCGGCATCGGAACCGTTCTCGATCAGACTACGACCTCGATCACGCGCTCGGCCGCGCTGACGTGCAATCGCATGGACAAAGACGTTTTCGCGCTCTGGCTCGCTGGCGTTGCGAAGACGCTTGCGCAGGCGAGCGGCAGCGTGACGGGCGAGATGACGGCCTACGCCTTCCCGAATCGCCAGATTTCGCTAGGCGGAACGGTGAATGGAAGTACCGGCGTCTTCGGCGTCTCCGCCGTCTCGCTGTCTTCCTATGAAGGCGCCAACGCAGACGATGCGGCCGTCAGCACGGCCTATGTGGTTGGCGATGTCGTTGTCCCCGCGACGCCGAACGATCACTGGTACATGGCGACCGTTGCCGGCACGAGCGCTAGCACTGCTCCGACGTGGCCCACCGATGGCAGCACCGTTACCGACGGCACTGTGACATGGCAGGACATGGGCCTGATCGATTACACGGCCAGCACGGATTACGAACTCAACCTCGGCTACGGCGGCGTCAACATCCTTTCGACCGGCGCGATTGCGACAGCGGTCTCGAAGGTCCCGGCTGCGCTTCGCGAGGAAGGCAAGACATTCCACCTCTCGGCGGACTATACGCGGGCCGCAGAGTCGATCGATCAGATCGCGACGAGCAGCACCGTGCAGCTCGACGGCGAACTGAAGTTCTACGAAGAGAACCCGAAGGGCGGCAATGGCATCTGGGTTGCCCGCAAGGCGACGCTTTCGCCGACGGGGGACTTCGCGCTCAAGTCCGGCACGAACTACGGTGCGATGCAATTCGCGGTCACCATCCTTCAGCCGGACGACGGAACGCCCGCGCTGACGCGCAACGGCATCCCGGTTGATGTGACCTAACCCATGCCGAAGTTCGACGTCGCCTCGCCGTTTCTGCGCGAGGCGCAACGTCTTCAGGCAATCCAGAAAGGCACGAAGCAGGCGATCGGACGGGCAACCTCGACGCTCGTCCGTCGCCTTCCGGTGGAGGCTCGGCGCGATATCCAGCAGGAATACAACCTGCCATCTCGTCGCATCAGCGATGCATTGTCGGCATCCAAGGATGAAACGTCGGTCACGCTCATAGGCAAGGCTCGCGGCGTCGGGCTCGTCGAATTCGGCGGTAGGTGGCGCGGCCGCAACTCCGAGGGTGCCTCCGCCAAGGTCTTCACGGCCGGCGCTTCGCATATCTACGGCGGCACCTTCATCGCGATTGGATTGAACGGTAACCGTCAAATCTTCGACCGCAAACGTGGCGCGCCCAAACGAAGAATGACGAAGGGCGGTTACGTCGGTCAACTCAAACAGCCGCTGAAATCTCTGTACGGCCCCAGCGTCGCATCAATGCTCCGCAAGGGAGATCGCGAATCACGCCTCGCTGATTTCGCGCAATCGCTTCTCTCGGTCGAGATCGACCGCCTCCTGCAACTGACATCCCCATAGGTTTATGGCAAACGCTCGCGACGAGATCGTCCGGTTTATCTATCAGGTAACCGGCGACAAGGATCTTGCTGCGTCTGCGGCTGCGCTCGTCGCGAATGCCAAGGCTGGAGAAGAGGCGAGCGAGGAAGTCCAGAAGTTCACGAAGGCGCTCTCGGAGGCTTCCGACAAGGCTTCGCTAGTCCAGAAGGCCTTGAGTCAGAAGGCCGGTCTTGCCGACCTCAAGCAACAGCTCGTTGAAGCGACAGCGAACGCCGAGAAGTTCAAGACGGAACTTGCCGGCACCGAGAGCCCGACGAAGAAGCTGCAAAAGGCAGCGTCCGACGCAGAGAAGTCGGTTGCATCGCTCAACGCGCAGATCAGCCAGCAGTCGGTCGCATTGCAGAAGAGCGAAGGTGCGCTCAGCAAGGCCGGCGTCGATACATCCGATCTCGGCAAGGCCTATCAGAAGGTTACGGCCGAAGGTAACGCCGCAGCTACTGCGTTAGGTCAGATCGGCACGCAGAGCGCGAAGGTCGCGTCCGGGACGAAGGACGCCGCTTCGGGAACGAAGCAGCTCGGCGACGAGGCGGGGAAGTCTGGAAACCTCCTGACGATACTCGCCGACAACCTCGGCAAGATCGTCACCATTGCCGCTGCCGTAAAGGTGGCGCTCGCAGGCATCCGCTTCGGCACGGACGCATTCAAGGAAGCCTCGCAGGTCGAGGACCAGCTTGCTCGCGTACAGGCGGCGACACAGGCAACCGTCGATATCTTCAAACAGTTCGGCCCCGCGATTGATGCGGCTGCCGAGCAGGTCAACGTCAGCACAGGCCAAGCCGCGGCTGCGCTCGGCGCGCTGGTGCAGCAAGGGCAATCCGCCGATGAGGCGCTTAAGTCCCTTGTCCCGACATTGCAGCTCGCCAAGGCCGCGCAGATCGATGTGGCGCAAGCGGCCGGCATCATTGATGACGCGCTGGATCGTTTCGGACTCTCTGTCGATAACGCATCCGATGTCGTCGATATTTTCGTCGAATCCTCGGCCGGCGCTAAGGATGGATTGACCGGCATAGCGAATGCGATGCAGCAGGTCGCGCCCCTGGCGCGTGATGCCGGACTCTCGTTCAAAGATACCGCGGCAATCCTCGGCGTTCTTCAGCAGAACGGCTTCGCTGCCTCCGACGCGGCGCGTGGCCTCGGCAAGATATTCGCCGATCTGCAAGACCCCGCCAGCAAATTGCGCGCCGATCTAGCGGCACTCGGCGACGACAGCGGCGAATTCTCCAAAGCGATCGACACGATCGCCGGGGCCGGAGCGAACGGGCATAAGGCGCTGCTCGATCTTGATGGATCGTCCCGCATCCTCGTTACCTTCCTTGCCCAGCAAGGCGTCGGAGCGATCGACCGATTCTCGGCCGGACTCGATAATGCAGCGGGGGCCGCGAACCGCACTGTTCAGGCCATCAACAATACGGCCGGCGGAGCATTAGACGAATTCGTAAACTCGATCGACCGCGCCGCGGAGGAATTGGCAAAGCCGTTCCTGGAACCGGTGCGCGATGAACTCCAGAAGCTGGCTCGTGAAGTCAGCGAATTTGCGAAGTCAAAGGATTTCGACGACCTCAAGAATCAAGTTGCGACTCTCGCGCGCGATGCAGTAAAGGCGCTCGATGGCCTGATCCATGGGCTCGATTGGAAGAAGCTGACGGCAGATGCGAAGTCGTCAATCGGCGGCGTCGCGGAAGATGTTCATGCGCTCGCTACCAACGTGGATGCCGTCGCGTCCGCGCTTGGGAAGTTCGTCGCCGCGATTTCTGCAATCAAGAATCTCGGCGACATCGGCGTAGACCTCGGTAAGACCGTATTCGGCGGCACTACCGAAGCGGCGCTCAATGCAGCGCTTGCCGTATCCAAGGCCAAGGATGCGATAACCGGCACCGTCAGCGATACCACGAAGGCGCTGCAAGGCTTATCAGATGCGGCGGCATCGCTGCGTAAGGGTGGGCTAAAGGACATCTCGACGGATGCCGGCGAGGGCGCGGACGCGCTCCGCAAGCTCGGTGATTCGGCAAGCAATGTCGGCGACAAGTTCAATGACGTTCAATCCGGCCTGAGCACGACCGCGCCATCGTTTGCCAACGTCAAGAGCCAAGCGGACGCCGCAGCTGTTGCGGTCGAGAAGGTCGGCGATTCGCTTGGTGAAGTCGGCACAAAAGGCGTCCCGCAAGTCGATGCCCTAGACGATGCGATGCGTCGCCTCGGCAAGACGCAAGCCGATCTGACGCAGACCGCACAGCAGTCCGGGAAAGACCTTGATGCGATCTTTCAAGGATTTCTGTCGGGTCGGGCCACCATCGAAGATGTCAGGGCCGCGTTCGCGAAGTATGCGGATGACCTCCGCGCATCTGTAGCGAATTCCGACGACTGGCAGAAGGAAACTGTCGAAGATTTGCTGGATGTCAAAGCGGCGGCGCTAGGCATACCGGAGGCCTTCAGCAAGATCGGAGACACGCGAATCCCCCAGCCGGACTTCGGGGATTTTCACCACAACATTTCACAGGCGACTCAGGACGCCGAGCAATACCAATCCGGCGTCGAAGGCGTCACCTTCGCGAACAAGGAAGCTGCGTCGGCCTTCGAGGAATTGGGTGGGTCGGCAGGCTCTACCGGCAACCTGCTCGATCAGCTCCAGAGCGACTACTCCAAGTTCGCCGCCGTATCCCAAGCTGCCGTCGAGAAGTTCTCCAGTTCGCTTGTCGAGTTTTTCAACGGCACCGGCAATTTCAGCCAGCAGGCGATCGCGGACGGCACGAACATCATCCGCGCGATGGAGTCTGCCGCGCAGGCCGCGCAGCTGGTGCAGGCCGAGATCGACCAGCAGAGGCAAGGCGTCGCCGCTCTCGCTGAGCAATACGCGAACATGTCGGATGCGGCTATCAAGGCCGCAGCGAACACCAAAGGCGGATTCGATCAGCTAGAGGCCAGCCTGCAAGGGGACGCGGCTGCCGCACGCGAGGGCGCATCAGCCTTCGACCTACTCGGTGCAGCCGACCTCTCCCCGCTCTCATCCGCACTCGATGCAGCGGCCGCCAAGGTCGAGCAGCTGAAGGAGCAGGCACAGCAGGCCAAGGACGCGCTTGAATCCATCGGCGATTCGCTGGCCGATCAGATCGATGAACTTCTCGGCAACCAGCAGGACATCGAGCAGCGCCGCTTCGAGAACCAGCTTGAGCAGATCAAGGAAGAAGCCGAGATTGCCGGCACGTTGAACACGGCCGAATACAACAAGCTCGTCGATCAGGCGAAGAAGTTGCATGACCTCAAGATGCAGCAGATCAAAGACGAGCAGAACGCCCAGAAGCAGCGCGACCAAGGCGGCCCAGACGAACCGAAGCCGCCGAATGGCGGCGGCTCTGGCGGCGGGGCAGGCGGAGGCGGTGGCGCTCACGCCGGAACGACGATCAATCTCAACGTCAGCGGCCAGCTCGACGACAAAGCGGCCGACGCACTCGCGCGCCGCATCCGAAAGATCATTCAGGACATCGACAACCGCAGCCGATGAACTACTTCTTCAACGATCGCAACCTGCTGAGCGACGCCGTAGTCTCGGCGCTCAATGTCGTCTCATCGTCCGCGATCTATCGCACTGATGATGATCCGAAGACAGGTTCTGGCGTTGTCTCGCTGACGGGTCCGTACACCGGCCAGCATGATTCGACATTCGATGTCGAGATTCTGGACGGCACCGGGGATTCCTCGCAGGTATCGCAGCCGGTGTTTACGGGCGTCGGCAACGGCACGATGTCCGAT